GATAGTTGGCAGGCGCTCCGGATGGCTGAGGTTCCGACGATCGGAATCGACCGCGAGCGACCGAGGGTTGAGGTGACTTTCTTTGGAGATGAGGATGAAGATCAAACTAAGTCGGCAGGCAGTTCAAAGGGCGTGGGCAAGCGTCGCGCCAGTGGTACCGGCGAAAGGTCCGAAGGAGGTTCTGCGAAACGTCCTGCTGATGGCAGACGAAAACGGGGCGACACTCCAGGCGACCGACCTTGAGATCGGAGCGATCGCCGAGATCGAAGCGGAAGTCGATCGGCCGTGCAAGGTTCTATTGCCGACCCGATTCGGCGCGATCATCTCGGAGGCGACTAGCGATATGGTCGCGATGGAGGTGGACGATCGACAAGTGCAGATCGCGGCAGGGGCTGGTGTGTTCACGCTGCCGACCGGGAACCCGGATGAGTTCCCTGACGTTCAATCCGCGAGGATGGAGTCGCACGTCGAAGTCGAAGCCGATTCGCTCGTCCGTGGGATAGGTGCGACGGTATGGGCGATCGATGCAGACAACTCGCGCTACGCGATCGGTGGGATTCTGTTCGAGGCGTCGCCCATTGGCATGATGATGGTCGCGACTGATGGGCGTCGGCTCTCACTGGTGCATGACGGTGCAACGATCATCAAGTCCTGGGAGCGAGTGGTCGTTCCGGCTCGCGCGCTGAATCTCGCGCGCAAGGTCACGGGATCAGTTCGCATGGGGACCGATGGCCGGCGATGGTGGGCTAATGCCGACGGCTTCGCGGTGTGGTCCTCTGTGATCGAGGGACGGTACCCAAAGTGGGAGTCGATCGTCCCGCAGGCGAGCGATCCGGTGATGGTCGACCGCGCGGCGTTCCTTCATCTCGTCAAGCAGGCGGCGATCTGTTCCGATCAGGAGTCGCGAGGTATCGACCTGACCTTCCGCGATGGATCAATCGAGGCGACAGCAAGAGCGGCCGACATCGGATCAGCTCGCGCGTCGATTCCATACGAAGGCGGAGACCGTCCATCGCTCACCGTCGACTCGCGGTACCTGATCCAGTGGCTGGCCGGGGTGGATGCCGAGCTGGTCAGCGTCAACGTCCGCAGCGCGAAAGAGCCGCTGATGCTCGAGGCTGGGCCTTGCACCTACGTGCTCATGCCGATGGAGCGGGGCTAAGGTCACGCGCGAGACCTTCGGGAAACGCAGGATTTCCAGGGAATCCAGGGTCGAAAATTTTTTCGGAATTTTTCCGAAAAATGGTCGTCTTTGGGTTGCCCTGGCGTCGATAGAGTGTATAATGATTGCATGACGCGGCAACGAGCCGCGATGGAAAACTAACTCGAAGACACGAGGACAAGACGATGACGATTGACAAGATCAACGCAGTAGCCGCTCGGGAGTTTGGATGCGGTCTGTTGGCTCTCAGCCCGATCGCTGCTCTGTGGTTGGCTGACAAGATCCTGGAAGAGACCGGCAAGAACGTCTATCTCCAGATCAGCCGCAAGAGAAACAAGTATGGCAAGGGTACTGCGTTCCCTGAGTTCGGCACCGCTCTGTTCGACACGATGAAGTTCTGATCGATGACGACTACTCGCCCCCTGGTCGCAGTGACCAGGGGGTCTTCCTAACGACGAACAACAGGAGATCGATGATGGCCGAGAATTTGATCCAGTCATTCAATAGAATCACGGAGCTGTACGGCAACCTGATCGACGTCGCGCCGGCTGAGGGCAGGACTACAGATAGCTACACGCTGCCTGAATTAATTGAGCTGGCTCGACTGCGTCTGGGAGAGTTCAGTCCGGAGTCTGGCAACGAGCTTGCCGAGGGACTGCTGGGTCAGTGCGACGACGAGTTCAATCGGTATTGTCGGTTGCAGCACAAGCAGATCAAGGCATGGCTGGCAAAGGCTGAGAAGGCGACGAGGTAGTTCAACCAGCATCAGGCACCCGGTCGCAGTGGCCGGGTGGCTTTCCTCCAATCATCAATCGAAAGGGTCAGGAGATGTACGCAGTCAATCAGGCAGGCAAGGGTCACAACACGAAGAGCGCAAGAGCGGCAGCAGAGATCTCGAGCATCTGGAAGCGACGCGGGATCGATTGCAGCGTCTACTGTATCGAGGCCGATCGGCATGGGCGGATCGTGACGCGGAAGGTAGAGTTCCGCACGATTGCTCAGTGCGCGGCGGCGCTCGTGGCTGCGAAGCGAGACATCGAGTTGGGCAAGTGACGATCATCAAACACAATCAAAGGAGACCCTAGCAATGACTATCGAAGAACTGATCGAACGGCTGGAAGAGTATCGCGACGCAATCGGAGGCGATGCCGAGGTCCGGCTGATGACTCAGCAGCAATGGCCGTTCGAAAATCGCATCTGCGGGCTTGCATCATCCGAGGAGATCGCTGACTGCTGCGACGACTACGATGAGGACGAAGGCGGCGAAGAAGGTCAAGACAAGCCGGCGGCGGTGTTGTTCCTCGTCGAGGGCGGGCAGATCGGCTACGGATCGAAGAAGGCTTGGGAGGTGGCTCAGTGACGATCGAGTTTGTCGGCGGTCCGCTGGATGGAACGCGACGCGAGTATCCTCCGCTCCGGTGGCCTCCGGCGGCGATCCGCACCAACGACGGCGGCAAGGTGTATCGGTACCGCTACGGCGGTCCGACTGCTGATGGTGTCTTAGTATTCAACTACGAGGGGGTGGAGTGATGGCAAGGCTGATGCAGTATTCCGACTTGCAAGACGCAATCAAACGGGCGAAGGTTCGCGGGACTCACTGGTGCTGGATAGTCTATCCGAACGCCGACCCGGAGTGCGTCAAGGTATTTCACGACGGCTCAGTTATCCGCGACCGGGAGGGTGGGCCTTACGTGGTAACGTGGCTGGAAAAGACGATCGATCATCCGACAGCCGGATCGCTCCCGCTCAAGGAGAGGATCCGCGATTGGCGGATCGTGGTCGACCTGCTGACTCCGTTCGACGATCCGTGCGTGCTCAAGGCGAAGGGAGGCGACATCGCAGCGTTCCGGATCGGAGAGGATCGCCCCTACGCGATCGTGACTCAGTGCGGGGTGGCGCCATGATCGTAGAGCATGTGCCAGCAAGTCGGATCCGCGTTGGCGATCTTGTCTCTAGGGGGGACGGGTCGCTGATCTGGACGCGAGTGCATCGAATCACGCTCCGGCTCCCGCCTGGGAAGTTGCCACCGGCTGACGCGAACCTCGCGACGCTAGTATCGCTCCAGGTCTCAGGCGGGGTGATAATCCTCGGATGGGATGAGTTGATCTATCGGCGAGGTCGGCTTGAGTACGCCATCGTCGAGGCGGTGGTTCCGGATGGATTGCTCCAGCCGGGCGAGTCGCTAGAGTGGCGGCGGCCGAAGGCGGGCGAGGAGTGTATAGACCAGGGAACTCGGCAGGCGCGTAGCCTCCCGGGGCTGGTCGAGTGTTTTGTAATAGTGAGGAGATCGAATGATTCGGGAAGCGACGGCGACGATGAAGTACAAGATCAACCAGGGCAAGCGACTCCGGGTATGGCACCTCCGGATCCCGACGGTTCAGGTGCCGCATGAGGCGAGGGGCGTCAAGTTGGCGATGCGGTTCAACCGTCGGCGAGTGTTTATCTCTCCGGCGAAGTACGGCGGGTTCACGCTGTCCGAGATCGGTCGTGTCTGCTGCGCGATGGTCACGGCTCATGCTGATTTGCCAGAGGGTCCAATAACAATCATCTGGGAGCGATTCGATGCGCCAGTACAAAGAGCCTGAGGGAGACGGGCGGGTGTTGTGCCTGCTCGCGTGTGCTGCGTTGGTCGGTGTGGCATGGGGGATTTCGCGATGGGTGCTCTGGATGATCGTATAGCGGACGACCTCGTGATCCGGGAGGCATCAACTCCGGAGGACTTCGCGCGGGCGACGGCGCTGATCGAAGGCTACCCGGAGGATCAACCGCACGAGGACGATTCGCGGCGGTACGCGGGCTGTCCTGGGTCGCAGCGGGTCCATTGGGTGGCCGAACTCGATGGCGAGATTCTGGGGTGCGCCAGCGTGGTCTATGACCGCTCACGGGTTTGGGTGTCGGCGATGGTCGTCGATCCGGCGTTCCGTGGCCTGGGAGTCGGGACGATGCTGATGGCATGGGCCGAGCACCTGGGGAAGCTCAATCGACTTTCTCATGTGACGGTCCCTTGTTTCCGATACTCCGATGCGGCTAAAATCTGCGAACACTGGGGCATGGAGCGAAGCCCTAACCCGATGATTTCGCAGGACGGCCGACAGGCGGATCTTTGGTTGAGGTGGCTATGAGGTACGGCGATTTACTACCGGCGACCGAGCATTTACCCGGCAGCGAGGAAAAGATCCGGGTGATGCGTGAGCGAGCCAAGAACGGCTACAGCGTGTTCCATCCGGACGACGCGGCGAGCTACCGGCTGGCCGAGATCGTCGACCGGGAGAAGGTACGGGCGCGGAAGTCCGAGCGACCAAAGCGAAAGAGCCGGAGGCATGATGCGTTGGGTTGAGTGTCAGTGGAAGTCCTTTTGTTCGACGGCGTTGCTGGCGGTGATTCCATTGGCGATCGCGGCGACCTATGATGGAACGTGGACGACCCGGATCGGCGCGGCGCTGTTCGCGATGGTCTGGGTTGGTTTGTGGTTGAGCGTTGCGTCGATCGTTGCCGATTATTTATACGGCGAGGAGTGAGGCTGGGATGGCAAAGAGCAAGGTGGCAGGGTTTCGTGATCGGATCAAAGAACTTCGCCGGGTGCCGGCATCTAGCCTGAAACCGAATCCGAAGAACTGGAGGACTCATCCGCAGGCGCAGCAGGACGCGCTCAGGGGCATTCTGTCAGAGATTGGCATCGCGGACGCGGTCCTGGCTCGCGAGCTGCCGGACGGATCCCTAATGCTGATCGATGGGCACCTCCGAGCCGAGACCGTCGCCGATGCGATGGTGCCGGTGCTGGTCCTCGATGTGGACGAGGCAGAAGCAGATAAGATGCTGGCGACGCTCGACCCGCTGGCGTCTATGGCTGACGCTGACGCTTCCAAGTTAGACGAGCTGCTGAGCAACATAGACACAGGCAGCGAGGCATTGCAGCAACTGCTTGCGAGAACATCCGCGCAGGCTGGACTGTATGGTACGCTTGCTGAGGCAATCACTGAACCAGTGGACAGCGAAGCACCGGAAGACTTCAAGGAAGTAGACGAAAACATTAAGACAGAACATGAATGCCCGAAGTGCGGGTATCGGTGGAGCTAATGAACAAGCCCCTCTATCGCATCCCGCTGATGACCGAGATCGCCGCGTTGCCGTGGAACGGCTTCAACGCGATCAGCACATTTAGCGGATGCGGAGGATCGTCGCTCGGATACAAGATGGCAGGCTATCGCGTCTTGTACGCGAACGAGTTCATCCCCGCAGCACAGGAGACGTACCGGGCCAACCACAAGGGTACGCTCCTCGACACGCGAGACATTCGCAAAGTTCAGCCGCGAGACATCCTCGACGCCATCGGCAAAAACCCGGGCGAACTCGACCTCATGGACGGCTCGCCGCCGTGTGCGTCGTTCTCGACGGCAGGCAAAAGGGAGGCAGGATGGGGGCAAGTCAAGAAATACAGTGACACGAAGCAGCGAACCGACGACCTGTTCTTTGAGTTCACGCGGCTCCTGACAGGCATCCAGCCGAAGGTATTCGTCGCGGAGAACGTATCCGGCCTCGTCAAAGGAACTGCCAAGGGCTACTTCCTAGAAATCCTCGCAGCCCTCAAGGAGTGCGGGTATCGCGTCAAGTGCAAGGTGCTTGATGCTCAGTGGCTTGGTGTGCCGCAGAGCAGGCAGCGAACGATCTTTGTCGGCGTCCGTAATGACCTCGCTGCCGATCCTGCTCACCCGTCGCCGCTGCCGTATCGGTACACAGTGCGGGACGCGTTGCCTTGGATCGTCAAAGCCGTACAAGACCCGAAGGGTCAGTTCGCTATTCAAGAGGCTTCAGACAAGCCTGTGTTCTGCATCAAGGCAGGCAGTGCGAGCCATGTCTACGTCGAGGCTGAATCCGACATCAGCCGCTACTGCACCGGCCGCGAGTGGGACAAACTCGCTCCGGGTGAGCAGAGCGACCGCTACTTCAACCTTGTTAAAGCGCACCCAGACAAACCTGTCCCGACAATCTGTAGCAGCCACGGTTCCGGCAGCATCGCGTCCGTGACGCATCCGACCGAAAAGCGGAAGTTCGCTATCGCCGAACTGAAGCGGCTCTGCGGTTTCCCAGACGACTTTGTTCTAACCGGCTCCTATGCCCAGCAGTGGGAACGCCTTGGACGTGCCGTGCCGCCCGTAATGATGTCGCACATCGCGGCGACTGTGCGAGATAAAATCCTAGCGAGGCTCTGATGTGCGGGATCGCCGGCGGAACGAACATCAGCGAGGACGCCGTTGCGGCGATGCTTGATCGCATTAGGCATCGCGGCCCTGACGGTAGCGGAATCAAGTCAGTCGGCAACGTCGTTCATGGTCATGTGCGTCTCGCTCTGGTTGACCTATCGGCTGCATCAGCCCAGCCCTTTCTTTGCAGCGGCACAACCTTGACGTTCAACGGCGAGGTCTGGAACTACCGCGACCTACGCAGCCGTCTCGGCGGGGACTTCAAAACAACCGGCGACACCGAGGTGCTAGCGAAGTGGATGAACGCTCACGGACTCGACGGCCTGCCAGAGGTCGATGGGATGTTTGCGTTCGCTTGGTCTGGCTCTGACGGCAAGCACTGGCTCGTCCGCGACTCGTTTGGCAAGGTGCCGCTCTATGTGGCCAAGCACAGGAATGGTTTCCTGTGGGCATCTGAGAGGAAAGCATTTCCGAAGAACGTGCAGCCCATCGCAGTCCCTGCTGGTCATGCCTTCGACCTAACAGCGGGGCAGTGGAAGCGGTGGTACACGCTCCCACAGCAGCGACCGATGTCTGCCCCTGACGTTCTTGCGAGCCTCAAGGCTGGTGTGCTGAAACGGCTGGCTGCGGATGCCCCGGTGTGCTGCCTCATCTCAGGGGGACTCGACAGCAGCCTAGTGCTTGCACTAGCAGTTGAGTCTGGCAAGGACGTGACCGCCTATACAGCCGTCGTTGATAGTGCGGCCGAGGACGCGGTTTCGGCACGCAGGCTTTGCTCCGAACTCAGTGTGAGACTGGTCGAGGTTCGGTGCTCCGTAAACAGCAAAGCCATTATGCAGGCAATGGAATCCATCGAGATACCGAGCAAAGCGCAGGTCGAGATCGCATCCCTGTGCCTTCCACTAGCCAAGCGGATCGCCGCCGATGGATTCAAGGCGTGTCTATCGGGCGAGGCGGCAGATGAATTGTTCGGCGGGTACGGAAACTTTTGCATCAAAGCGTCTTCTGCATCTGACTCGCAAGTGATTGCATTGCGGAAGGAAGCCCTCGCTAAGATGGCCCGTGGGAACTTCATTCGATGCAACAAGGCTTTCATGTCAGCGGGCGTCGAGTGTCGCTTGCCCTTTATGGAACAATCGCTCGCAGAGGCAGCGGTTCAACTGACCAAGCGTGAAAGCCCCCCCGGAAAAAAACTACTCAAGGAAGCCGCGAAACAGATTCTTCCGAAGTGGGTAATCGCTCGGCAGAAAGATACTTTTCAAGGCGGCAGCGGGGCGTCGAGGCGAATCGCTGCGACTATCGCGAGTCCGATCAAGTTCTACAACGCCACGCTAAAAACACGGTTTGGCTATCTCCCAAAGGACTGAGAAAATGAAGATTCCCGAAAGCTGGACGTTCAAGAACGCTGGCGTGGCGAACGGTTTCGACGCGCATGTCCGCGAGCAGCTGCCGTGGTACGAACTGGCGACGGACAGCGTGACGCATATCGTCCGTCACTACCTACCTGACGGCGGGTTGGTGTACGACATCGGCGCGTCCACTGGGAATATCGGCCGCGCGATCGCCTCCGTTTTGGAAGACCGCAACGCGACGCTCATCGCCATCGAGGAGAGCGCGGAGATGGCGGAGAAGTACGACGCCCCCGGGACGGTCGAGTGCGTCGATGCTTACGAGGTTGCATACAAGCCGTTCGACGTTGCCGTTTGCTTCCTCGTCTTGATGTTCCTCCCGGTGGACAAAAGACGGACGCTTATCGACACGCTGCGGCGTTCGCTCCGTCGCGGCGGGGCGATCATCGTCTTCGACAAGGTGATGCCGTCATGCGGATACTTCGGGACCGTGATGCGTCGCCTGACGATGTCGTGGAAGCTGAACAACGGAGCGAAGCCTGAAGACATCGTTTCAAAAGAACTGAGCCTGTCAGGAGTGCAGCGACCGATAAACCCGAGCATACTTGGCGAGGACGCGAGGCAGTTCTTCGCGTTCGGAGAGTTCGCCGGGTATATCATTGAGAGTCCAGAGTAGAAACTACAAGTGCGAGTGCAATGACGATACAAAGATTCAATCGTTGGCGGATTTCGCAGCGAGTTAAGAAAGGGTGCATTAAGACATTTTCGGGTTTGTCGTTTGTTATTTGCTGATTTTATGATGAGGCTGAATGCTAATGAGTAGAACATGGACTTGCCTCGCAATAATGTGCAAAAATGCTGGCTACTTGTATGCTAGGAGGTCTGCGGGACTTACTGGGGGTGGCGGCTAAGTTCGTGAGTCTTGTTCAGCTAAGGAGCGCAGTTGCGAAATGATCGGCAATCAGTGGCGGTCTGTGATCGTTGGGCATGGTAAGGAACCAGCGGGACAGCTCCTCGCGAATCCATTTAACCATCGGAGGCACCCGCAGAAACAGCGCGACGTGGTCGCGTCGAGTATTTCCGAGCTAGGGTTCATCAAGTCGGTGATCGTCAACAGAACGACCGGTCATCTAATCGATGGACACGAGAGGGTAATGCAGGCACTAGGTCACGGAGAAGAAACGCTCGTCGATGTTGAGTACGTCGAACTGAGTCCGGAGAAGGAGCGGCTGGCTCTGCTTGTGTTGGATCGTAGCAGCGAGATGGCCACCACGGATACCAATGCGCTCGAGGTGCTGTTGCGAGAGGTGCAGACCGGCGATCAGGTATTGGCGGATTTGCTGAGCGACTGGAGCATCGAAGAGAGCATTGTCGATCCGGATCCTCCGATCCCTGACCCTGAGTGCGACAAGTGTCCGACGTGTGGTAGGGAGTTTTGATGGCGCGCAAGAAGAAGGTCGACGAAGGAATGGAACCAAGCCCCTGGTGGCCTGAGTTCCGTCCCGATATTGTCGAGCGGGCGAGGATCGAAGAGGCGGCTGGCAATCCGGCGTTGGCCGGCAAGCTGCGGTCTATTCGAGACTCCAGGCTTGAGCTTCGCGCAATCAATCAGCGGTGGCCGGTGCCGAAGGGCCTCCGCGAGCGGATCGTCTACGACGCTGCGGCGATCGCTCTCGATCCGCAGAAGGATCTTCGATTCCGGCTGATGGCTCAGAAGATGCTCATTGCGATGGACCATGCGAACAACGCCCCGCAACTGCCGGACCAAGTGACGGTGAACATCCAGCAAAATACCTACGCGGTGAACGTCAACGACTTCCTCGCAACGGTCGAGGCGGATCCGCGATTGGATCGATTGCTCGACTCGCGAGAGTTCAGGCCTGATCCGGGGGCGCCGGATGACTACGCCGAATGACCAGCGAGCGCTGGCGCTACTGAGTCCGGCGAACCTAGCGGTGACGTTCTCGATGGGCGACTGGCATCGGGCGCGACATTTGAGCGTGATCGACCATGAGTTCCGGTCGCACCTAAAGAGCGATCGCGAAGTCTTGATCGTGAAGGCTCCTCCACGGCACGGCAAGTCGGAGTTCCTGTCGAAGTGGGCACCGACTTGGTTCTTGCTCCGGAACCCGCACAAGCGAATCATTTGCGCCACCCACACCGCAGGTCTCGCGCGTGACCATTCCCGTTGGGTCCGCGACAAGGTTCACGAGCTGGCACCTCTTGTCGGTCTCAAGGGCGTCGACGCGGCGCACTCCTCCGCGAACAACTGGAACATCGACGGCAAGGCTGGCGGCATGATCGCATCAGGCGTCGGAGGATCGATCGTTGGCTACGGTGCCGACTTGTTCCTAATCGATGACTACGTTCGCGGACCGAAGCAGGCATCGAGCGAACGGGACCGGGACGACGTCTGGAACTGGTTCACCTCGACTGTCTCGACGCGATTGAGTCCGACTGGCAAGGTCGTGATCCTGTCGACTCAGTGGCACGAGGACGACCTGATCGGACGACTGCTGACCCGTCGCGCCGACCTGGGCTTCTCCATTCGATGCGTGACGCTGCAAGGTCTATGCGAGGACCAGAAGATCGATCCGCTTAAGCGCGAGATCGGGGAGGCGCTGTGGCCGGAGCGGTGGCCGCTCGATAAGCTTGCTAAGCTCAAGCGGACGCTACCGGCGCGATGGTGGAACAGTCTCTACCAGGGGCGACCGGGAGACAGCGAGGCGGCCGAGTTCCCGGCTCACTACTTCGCAAACATCTGGACCGACGATTGGCCGGAGCGATTCCATTTGTCGGCGTTCGCACTCGATCCATCAAAGGGTCGTGACGCGAAGAGGGGCGACTACTACGGCGGTGTGTTTGTCGGCTACTCAGGTGGCAAGCTATGGGTCGACTCGAAGATCGACCGCGAGCCGGTGCCTGCGATGATGCGAACCGTTGCGCGGTTCTGCGCGGACCGTCTGCCGGTGCTGGTGGCGATCGAGGGCAACGCATTCCAGGAGCTGCTCGCGCGTGACTGGAGCGACGCGACGGCGGCGATCGGATACCTTGCGCCGGATCCGATCCTCCTCCAGAACAACACGAACAAGGTGCTCCGGATCGAGCGACTAGGGACGTGGTTGGAACGACGCGAGATCGTCTTCCGGAGGACCGCGTCGAACGAGCTGCTGGTGCGTCAGCTCCGCGAGTTCCCAGGGGGCAAGCACGACGACGGACCGGACGCGCTGGAGATGGCGATCCGGGTGCTGACCGAGGCTGCGGGGGCGGTGGCCGATCAGGGGCCGGAATGGAGCGATCCGTGGCAAGGTCTCGCGTGAGACCTTTGAAAATCCAGGGAAAACTGGGCCGGAAATTTTTCCGGAATTTTTCCGAAAAACGAAACGGCTGGGGTTGTCCTGGCCGATGTAGGGTGTATAATTAGGGCATGACGCGGCAACGAGCCGCGAACGAAAACCAACTCGAACGAACGAGGAACAGGAGAACGATGATGCGAAACGAAATCAGCCTGAACGACGAACAGATTGAAGACCTTTTTGACCGTGCTTTTTCGATCGGTGTTTGTGCCGACAAGAATCTTGATTTCAGCCGGGAAACGATCGACCAGTTCATCGCCGGCCTCGACAGCTTCCACAACTGGAGCGGGCTGGATCATGACGAGATTGACGGATTCAAGACGCTGAAGGTTGAGAATGTGCAGGTCGCCAAGGGTCGCCCAAGGGTGTCGCTTTACGTGGTCGACTTTGGCAGCGTGCGGGCGATTTACCAGGGCTGATTGTGCGACGCCATCCGGTCGCAGTGTCCGGGTGGCTTTTTCTAACGACAACGACAGGAGAACGGATCATGGCGACAACAACAGTTGAAATCGTGCGGGTTGACGTTGAAGCGGCAGCGAGCTGGGACAGCGGCTGGCGGGTCTGTGCGGTCAAGAGCGATGGCACCCGGGATCTGTTTTGGAGCGAGGAAGACAAGCTAGCCGCCGCCATCCAGGAGGCGATCGATCGTTACGACCTGCCAGCCACCCGCGACGATTTTGGCGTCGCTACCCGCGAAGGCTGGGCCATCTGGGAGCGTGCGGACGATGGCGAGTGATTTGAACCTAGCCGATCTAGTCGGCATCGTAGCGGTATTCGTGCTGATCTTGGCGGTTCAGTTTGCGGGGGGTGAGTGATGGGTGGCTGGCAGATGTGGCGGGTGCGAGCGTACACCGGCAAGAATCGAAACATCAACCCTGGCGATTCGTTTGTCCGGGCGGACACCGAGCAGCGAGCGATGGAGCTTGGCAAGTCAGCTTTGCGGGTGACTGGTGTGCGTGGCGCGTACAGGGTGGAGGCGGTGCCTTACCATCCTTGGACCGATTGGGCGTTTGCTGGATTTGTTCGGCAGCAGCCGCCAGCCGTGGAGGGTGAGTCGTGAGCAGCGTGATTTTGTTTCCACTGTTTCTGGCAGTGTATTCGATCGGGTTTCTGGTCGGTGTTTGGTATCAAAAGAGCGAGGGTCACAAACAATGACAATGCCACACTTGCAGAACTGCGACCACAGCGATACTGGATGGTGCCTAGATTGCGTCAAGAAGTTGCATGATGAATGGGAACTGAAACTTGATATTCAAAAATCTTGCCGGTTCCAGCACAATGCCGAAGAACTGAAGGCCATTGGCGAACTGCTGGCTTTTCTTGAAGCGTGGCCAGAGTCTACGAATCACGCTGATCTTGGCATTGAAGGTAAGATCGAAGTGTGGTGGACCGATTCGCTGATGGGCGTTATTGAGGGCGACTGCGAAAGTGGATGGGACTACCATCCAGTTGCGTTTGGTGAGAAGGGAACGCAGGAACGACACGGCAAGAACATTTGACGGAGACTGGATCGGCGGCGTGGCGTGTCGACTGTTGCGCAGCAGTTGGCCGGAGACGCGTCTTTCCTGCGGAGATTAATTACCTCCGGCGAGAGAAAACGCAGGTTCGATTCCTGCCGGGTGCTTGGTGTTGGTAACGTGGTTTTACTTTAGGGGTTGATTATGGGAATTTTGGAAGCGTGCCTGTTGGTGTTCTGCCTGGAGTTCAACTTCAACGTATTCGAGCGCACCGCAGAATGGGCGACCGGATGGGACATCGGCAAGACAGGCAAGGCGGCTGAGCGTGGCCCCTGGTGGATCAATCCAGCGGGTACGTTTGGCCCTCCTCCTGGCGACGTTAAGCCGCCGACTGTGGAGTAGGGTTGGCGTTGAGCAGTGACCCCGGAGCGACACAAGTAACCAGCCGGACGAGTAACACGA